ACATGGACCGCGCCATCTCCAACTCCATCGAGGAGATGGCCAAGCTCGGGGTGAGGATGCTGTCGCCCGAGACCGCGCAGTCCGGCGTGGCCCTGGAGATCCGGAATGCCGCCCAGACCGCGCAGATGGGGACGCTGAACAGCAAGATCAGCAACGTGTTCGCCCAGATCATCGTGTTCATGCTGAACTGGCGGTACGACACGGAGTACACGGTGGCCGACGTCGAGTTCAGCCTGTCTTCGGACTTCAACCCGGTGCCGATCGGCGCGGACTGGTTGCGTCTGGCGACGGAGTGGTACGAGACGGGCATCATCCCGCGTTCCGTGTGGTTGTCGTTGCTCAAGCACAACGATCTCCTGGCCCCGGACTACGAGGACGAGGAGGGTCAGCTGGAAATCAACGGCGACAAGCTGATACAGCCGTCGGACTACGACCAGGATTACGTGGATAAGCTGAAGAACGAGCAACCCAACGGGTGACATAGATGCGCGCCAACGCCAACACACAGATGTACGACAAAATCGTTGACAGGGCGGCCATGATCCGTCTGTACGAGAGGCGCGTGAACGGCAAGGTGTCCGTCATACTGGACGGGCACGTCGTGCGCGTGGACAAGCTCATACGCGAGGCGAAGCTGTCCGAGAAGGGTTTCTTGCGGTTGCGTGAGGCCATCGACCAGGAGTTGACGCGAACGTACCGCAGCACGTACAACGTGTCCAAGCGTTCGTTGCTGGACCTGGTGAGGGATCAGTCGTCTTACATGTATCAGGTGATGGACACCACCATGCGTCGCATCTGGCGCACCAGGCGTGCGCAGAGAAGGATAGCGGAGGAGTTCGTCCTGGAGCGGCCCTTGTACTCGGACAGGACGTTGGCCCAGGGTTGGGCCGGAGTCAGTCTGTCGGAGAAGAAGCGCCTGGAGAAGATCATCCGCCGCGGCATGTCCGAGGGGAAGACGGCCGACGAGATCGCCGTGGACGTTCGGAAGGGCAACGCACACAAGATCACCAGGAACCAGTCCAGGGCGTTGGTCGTGACGGCCATCACCAGCGTGCGCAGCCAGACCGATCACGCCATCTACGAGGCGAACGGGAAGGCCTTGGTGGGTTGGCAGTACGTGGCCGTCCTGGACGCCAGGACCACCGAGATCTGCTCCCACAGGGACGGCACGATCTACCCGATAAAGGACAGGCACCACCTTCCCCCGGCCCATTACAACTGCAGGTCCACCACGATACCGGTGTTCAAGTCCTGGGAGGACGTGGGCAAGTTGGAGGGTGTGGCTCAGGTGCGCAAGAGGAACGTCGCCAAGTTGACGGAGGATCAGATCCAGTTCTACGACGGTCAGACGCCCATGAAGGAGTCGTACAACACGTGGCTGATGCGACAACCCATGGAGGTCAAGTTGAGACACCTCGGTGACTACAAGAAGGCCGAGCTGTTCAGCACCGGCAAGTTCCACGTGAAGGCGTTCACCAATCCGGAGGGGAACTCCGTCGGCATAAAGGAGTTGCGCGCTCTCACGGACGCCGAGTACCAAGCCCTGGGAGACACCAAACGTTTCTCCATCGCGAAGGACAAGTTGGACGCCATGAAGCTCTGGGCGTCGAATCCGGACGACTTCATCGACGACCCCGAACTGGCCAGGACGTTGAAGGAGTACTATCTCCTACAAGCCGGCCAACTGGACGGCACGTTATCCTTGGTCAACTACAGGGGCGTGCTGATCGGGACCAAGAAGAACACCAAGAGGAGGGTCCTCGCGGGTCCTCCCGGTGAAGAACAATTATTCTTCAACCCCATCACCGGTCTGTACGAGGACAGTCGTCTGTACAGTCCCAACATCGCCGTGTTCAACAGTGCCTTGCGCCGTCTCGATGACAGCGAGGATCTGAAGGATGGTGACAAGAAGTTCATAAGAGACCTGGTGGACGGTCTGACGGATCGGATGGGCGTCAACGAGAGAGCGGTGGTTACGGAGAACTTGCGGGTGCTCTTCACGCGGTATCGGAAGAACCCTGAGGTGTGGACCAACTTCAAGGCTCTCGCCCAGAGCCAGATCAAGTTCGACGTCATGAACGTTTCGGACTCCATCGAGACGCAGCTCAGTAGGGATCGCGACGTCCTGAAGCGGCTCACCCTGAGCAACTTCGTCGATCCCGTGCTGGGGCCGGTCCAGTTGGAAGAACTTCACGACAAGCTCTTCAAGAACATAAGAGAGAGAAATCGTTGGGAGGACAAGGTGGCTCCGAAGATAGCCAAGGAGCTTCGTAACGTGTTCGACTACAAGATACCTCTGAAGATAAATCGAAGAATGTCGGAAGAAGACAAGCAGCAGTTCTATCTCAAATTCGCCCACCGTCTGAGCCTTTCCAACATGCCGGACAGGGACCAACTGGCCGTCGAGCTGGGGCGCGATCTGTACAACACGGCCAACATCAACGGGTCCAGGGGTCAGTGGTACGACCTGGGCAAGAAGTTGTTGGAAGCCCGTAACGTCAACAAGTTCTTCGAGATCGAGACGTTCGGCGTGAAGAAGCGTCGCATGAGGAGTCGCATGAGCGGTCAGCAATTCGGGCCGTACTACGACGCGTTGTCGTACAACATCCGGATCACGGACCCCAGGATACAGCGCTACTCCAAGTTGCAAAGGCTGATCGACTTGGGGATGCGGGTGGGGGCGTTGAACGAGGAGAACCGGCTCTTGGTCAGGGAACGCTCCAAGACCTACTGGATGAAGACCAGATTCGGTTACGAGGACACGAGAATCCCCATAACCTCCGCCTCCACCTTCGGCGAGTTCCCGGAAGATCTCGTGGACAAGGAGTTGGTCGACGCGCTTAACTGGACGGGATCTGCCCGTTATAAGGTCGACCCTGATTTCTACGATTTCACCAAGAAGTTACTGTACTTCAAGGACGACAGGGGTAGGGCGGAGCACTTCGACGATCTCAACGAGTACCGACACTACATCGTGTCCAGGAGCGACTCGTACGAGAGGTTCAAGGCCATGGAGTGGCTCCGTGACAACGATCACGCGTTCAGTCACAACCCGTTCGTGGACCACCGCGCTCGCATATATGAACGAGGCTTCATCGGTCCGCAGTCCGGCGAGACCTTCCGTCCCTTCTTGAACACGGCGGAGTCTCTGAAGTTCAGCCCCGAGGGTTACCACAATCTTCAGGACCAGATCGGAGCCTTCCTGGGTGGCATCGACGATTACTTCGAGGGCAGGTACAACGGTCTCAGCGTGACCGGCCGTCAGAAGATCGCGGAGAAGTGGCGCGACGAGTTGGTCAAGATCGGGAATCACATGTTGAGGGGAAAGCCCAACGACGTGAGGGCGGTCCTGGAGAATCCGGTGCTGGCCAGGATCGACGGCGAGGAGCAGGGTAAGCTCCTGCGGTTCGCCATGGAGCAGGCTAAGCTGGACAGGTACCTCCGTTCCAAGGGTGTGAAGGATCCGTACTCGGAAGAGAATTTGTCCAGTTTATTGGACTACGACATCTCTCTGGCTCTGGAGCAGGACGCGTCCTCCTCGGGTGCGCAGATCATCGCCCTCACCACGCGCAACAAGGAACTGGCGGAGCTGAGCAACGTGATCCCGACCTCCCAGAAGAAACGCCTGTACGACGAGATCGCGTTCGCGACCTTCAACGACCCGCGCTTCAGGGAGTTGAACCTGAAATTGGGACTGACCGAGAAGGATCTCAGGAAGGCTTCCAAGGCTCAGAACATGGTGACGTTCTACGGGGCCGGGACCCGCACGGGGATCTTGAACGTGGAGCGTAAACTGACCAAGATATTGGATAAGGAAGAGGAGGTCTTGGTGATCACGGCGAAGGAGAGGGACGCCGTCCTGTCGGAGATCTCCGCCCGCATGGCGAGGTACCAGAGATTCGACCCAGACACGTACGACGAATTGAAGACGTTGAGGGCGAACGTGAAGGACATATTCGACAAGGGCCTTAAACCCGGCGCTCAGATCATGGAGGAGTTGTACTTCTTGGACAGCGCCACCAGGGACTTCGTGGATAAGATGTCTTCTTCCTACCAAAAGGTGGTCACCCCGGAAGACTTCAAGCTCATCGCGAAGATAATGAGCGAGCACCTGGCCGAACAGGCCCCCATCCTGAGGGACTTCACGCGGTACTTCGGCAGGTTGGCCGAGGAGTACCTGATCAACGCGAAACCTTCCAAGAGTGACTTCGATTGGAAGACCATCGGCAAGATCGAGTTCCTCGGTCCCGAGAAGAAGGGCGCGGACGCTCCCTACAAGCTGCCGAGAAAGGTGAGTCAGTTCTTGGGGCTGAAGGCGAACGAGCCGGTCAGCGAGAAAGTCCTGAAGCGCTTCGGATTCTGGAAGAAAGACGGAACTTTGTGGAATCTCCTGTACGGC